CGAGTGGTCGGTAACATTCTACATAAAGTCTTTATCCAACAAATTGGTAACTTGTTGGGTCCTTATGTAAGGGTTACATACCAAACGGCTTTCTCGGTTTATCTTCCCGCGATAAAAATCTACCACGGTTGTTTATCATATTTTTGCAGATATCACAATTAAAAGCTTATGAATCGCACTAGAACATTTGAAAATGAGGCTGTGTTTCTACAGGCAGGACGCTTGTCGATCGAGAGCGGCGTTACTCAACCACAAATCACTTGGGATTATCATAATGTTGTAAAAAACTATGATCGTCTTGATGATGTTAAGGTTGAAGATTTTAAACGACGCTCAGCTGCGGGGGAAATTATTATAAATCCCTTTACACGCTACACTAAGACATTTTCGACGGATGCTGGGACTTCAGTTAGTACGAAGACCAACCCCAGTACCCCAGTAACTAAAAACACATTTTCCGGACATTTTATGCTTCGGTTGTGTGAATTACGGTTCCTGGATCCGCTCTATTTGACGGTCCCAAAAGTCACTTCTTCCACGCTGGAAGATATTGACTTCTGGATTGGTGACCTGAAAAAAGAGATGGCGGCAAACCTCGAGAAGTCTCGTTACACATTTGGCGAGGACGTTGCGGAGGCAAGGAAGACCCTTGACTCAGTACGGTCCATTATCCCGATGATAGCGAACATTATCGCACGTATACCTAAGCTAACTCAGGTGTACGTGAAAAACGGCTTTACGCTTAACCAAGCAGCGTCAAAGACTTGGCTGAAATTACGGTACGAGTTGAGACCTTTATTGATCTCTCTCGAACAAGGAATTACAGCTGCTTTGACTGAACTAAATACTGCTGTGGGTAAGCGTGACCGCATTGCGCGTTTCAAAGGTTTATCTTTCACGGATACAGAGGATTGGACATATGGCAGTATTGCTAATGGTCTTTTCTCTGCTCGTACAGTTCGAAATTTGGATGTGCGTTTAAACGTGGGAGCATACTTCGAGAACGATGACCCAATAAGAAGTACATTGGGTGTTCTCGGGTTAGGTACAAAGGATATTGTACCAACACTGTGGGCCATAACTAGGTTTTCCTTCCTTGTTGACAAATTCATTAACATTTCGAATTTGATCAGAGGACTTGAAAACACACTAGATCCAGATATTAAAATCCTGGGTGCATGGCAGAATATTGCATTTTCTCACACAGACATTACTACTCTGAACTCTCTTGTCAGGACAAATTACTCTTCTTCCGTTTCGCCTTATAAAACGACTTTGGTCGTTTCTAATAAGCGGCGTGAATTGACTGGTTTGTCTTTAGCTGATGTTCTAGCTATTGACTTTAAGATGGCTCCGATGGAAACGTTTGTAGATTTATATGCTATATTTGTATCTCCAAAACTACGCGCTGCAAAATTTTAGATTGCAGTTCTTTAACTTCTAACCGAAAGAGGGATATATTATGTCCTTAGTATTAAAAACCGGCGCTACCACTAGTATTACTGGTGGGTCAGCTTTAACCTTCGTCACACAAAATGCC